AGGGACTTGAAGTATTTGATCGTGCTGTTGTTGCCTTTGTCTTGCAACTGCTCAATCGCAACGCCTGACTGAAGGCCGGGATTGTCACCCATATTCGCAGCAAACATACCAGCCGTCTGGCCAATGATGCCGCGCATCGCCTCGGAGATTGTGCGTAGACCGGGATTGATCTGGGCTCCGCCCTGCTGCTGTGGCACTGCGGGAGACTCTGGGTCTACGTTGTAGAATTGTACTGGGTCTGCGTTGGTGTTCAGCGTCTGGAGCTGCTTCTCATGCCCTGAAGCCTGAGCCATTGTCATCCAATACTTAGCCCTCGGAGCCAGCGCACCTTCCTCAATCTCACGGGATACGCTGTAGTTCATCACACGTTGCGGATCAAGCAGCTTCTCTACTACTCCCCAGTAGATAGTCTTGTTCTCAAATATCTTGAAGTTGGCATAAGCCGGAACCACAGGGATGCGGCAGAATACAGTTTCCTTCTTGTCTTCCAGCCAATCCTTTGCGTCAAAGAACCGCGAGCAGACGTAGTGCTTCTTTCTGGTGCGCCGCTTAACCTCAGTCACGCCAATGGCTGCGAGATCATCTACAACCTTCTCGAAGTCATCATTGACCTCATGAACCTGACCGTTGGACATCATGACCAGCTCGCGGTCTTCTGACTCCATATACAGGAATTCACCAACCACAATGACCTCAGCCTTGTCGTAATAGGCTTCGCCCTCACGGTCATCATCTACGCTTTCGCCAGAGCCCTCTGGGAATCGGGCCTCGTATTCATCCTTTGCCATCGGATGCAGCACAAACGCATACCGGCTGTCTGACTTGTCTTGATTCTCAGCAGCAGGATCAAACCACACTCGGTCTACAAAGTTGCCGATATGTTCAATGGCTAGGTCTTGGTCAAAGCTGTTGTCATCAACGTACTTCTGGACTACACGCCAGCCATCCATACCGCCGATTACCATATTCCGTGCGGACTGCGCGTAGACTGTCTTCGCGTTAGAAAGCTGCTCAATGTTGCGGATGATGCCGTCATAGGCCATCGCAATGTCTTTGGTTGCATTGCCGCCAGCCGGTGACACGCGGATATCGTAGTCGCTCTGCTCTATCTCAGAGGCAACCTGATCCACGATGGGATTGACCATATCGAAGGTGTAGCGCGGCTTCGATTCGTTTGAGTTCCACCAGTAGGGCTCCCATTGGCCGTCTCGCTTATCAAGGAACAAATGCGCTTCTCTAACGCGCTCACGGTTGTCCTTGTCTGCTTGCTGGCACTTGTCCAGCAGCTCGATAACGTCTTGATGTTCCTCGTAATCTGCCTTGTAGCTCAGATCGTCCTCGGTAGCACCGCGATCTTCTAACTCTTTGCCATCGTCGTAACTAGCCATATTGCTTCCATCCTGAGAAGTTTATCTCTACAGGTTTGACGGTTTTTATCTTTGGCGAGTGCATAGACATCATAAGAGCATCGCCCATATTCGGTGAAGGTATTGAGTAGGGCTTTTTCGCCATCTCTACCTTGCTGAGTATCTGGATTTTACCAGAGTTTGCGCGTTTCAGCGGGATTCTGCAAACCTCAGAGCGCAACTGCTGGATGTTTTTAATGTCAGATGACAGACTGATCAGCTCTTCTGGGTTGATGTACTGGCCTTTCACCACGGCTCTGTACGTTGCCTCAAACCTATCCCGCAAAGTCCAATACATCTGCGCCCGCTTGTTGAAGAAGGTCTCTCGGTTAGTCTTGGCCCTCTGGCTACCGCCCAGCGTGTACGGCATCTCTGGGTCATACGGCGATTCGGAGCCCTTAAACATATGGTACTCCATCTTCTTGCCGTCTAGCGCCTGATCTACCTGCCGCTTCAGGCTTATACCAAGACCGTCACAGTCCCAGATAAAATGATCTGCCTGAGCGGCTATCGCCTTCTCCAGAGCCCAATCCATACCTTCATTGGCATCTCCGGTGATCTTCTCGCTAACATCCAGAATGACGTTGCCGTGGCGTAGCGCGTAGCCTTTGCTGTCACCGCCCTCATCTGATGGGTCATGAGAAGCTACCACAGCGCCTTCTGGCTTCCATCCTAGCTTCTTGTGCGCGTCTATCGCAGCATCAAACCAATCGGCCTCAATGATGCTGTCTTGCACCGTATCAAGGTGTGCGCCTTCCCAGATGTGCTCGTACATCGCTCTGGGCAGATTCTTGTGATCGTGCAGCCTCTCCTGCTCTAGCGGTGTCTTCACAAACCACGGATTGTCGTTGTAGTTCATGCGGATGATCATGTGCATATCATCCTCGTACATACCGTCACGGTTGAGCTGCTTTTCAAATGGCTTGATGAACCGCTCGGAGAATGCGTCAGTGCTGGAGCGCGGATTGCCCGACAGCCATATCTGGCTATCTGCTTCTCGGAGCGTTGGTGTCAGTGTCTTCAGACTGTCGAAGGATATGGTCTGAGCCTCGTCAACCCAGAACAGCGAGAAGCCGTACATTGACTTCACCGCCTCTACGTTGCGGGCCAGCCCTCTAAACTTGAAGGCTACCTCACCATTGATAAGAATCTGGTTGTTCTGAACCTCGAAGTCTTCCAGCTCATAGCTGCCTATCTGCGAGGCCAGCAGGCTGTGTACCGAGTCATCAATAGAGTTCTGAAACTCACGGAAGGCTCCAATCTTCTGGCCGCGTAGCGCCTTCAGCAGACACAGAGACGCTAGGCCATAGCTCTTCCCGCTCCCTCTGCCTCCGTAGACCACAATGAAGCGTTGCTTGGCTTCCAGTATCGGCAGCAGCTTTGGAGCGATCAGGAGCTTCATTCGTAGCTGGCTTTCCTCATAGCAATGGCTCTGGCCTGCTTGCTCGCATCGGAACGGCTACTGTGGCCGCCTCCGTCAATGGCTGTGCCTTTCTTGTTCTTGGCTATGCTGCCATCGGGCTCTACCAGCCGAAACTTATCTTTAACCTTCTTCACGCTAATCGGCATCTAAGTCTCCCGGTTGCACAACCTCAATGGTAACGTGGTAGTCCTTCTCGATGGGCCTACCCTCTGGGCCAGATATCTCCTGACGGCTCTTCTCCGTCCAGCCTAGCGTCTGACTCAGGTAGAGCTTTAGGCTAGAGAAATCTTTGTCAATGATGGCCTTGTCTCGCAGAGTTCTTGCGGCTAGGGCTCCTTCCAGATACCGAGCCCTTGTGTAAGCGGTAAAAACTCTTTCGTCCCTCTTGAGTATTTCTCGTAAGGTCTTGTCGGTCATACCAAAATAGGTAGCTAACTGCTCCTGCGTTAATACGGGCGCAAGCTCTTTGATTTCTTCTATCTCCTCATCGGAGAATACTCTTTCAGGTCTAGCCATACTTCACTACCAGTGCTGATATCACTATGCCAATCAGGACTACTTCCATTACAGAAAATCCTCTCTGGTCTCTGGGATAATCGTCTGAGCTATGCCAGCCTCTGTTCTGTTGTGCCTACGGGCCATTGCCTCCATGTAGGCTTTGTGATCCTTGTACCTGATGCGCTCTCCTGATCTCTTTGCGCTTTGGTATATCGCAATAAGAAAATCATCATCTTCCTGTGTTTTCTTCAGAAGATAATGCGGATCAGCGTCAAATTCTTGACTGTCTTCGAACAGCGCACCTGCATTTAGACCTATGGATTCTACCACACTATCACCTTTAGCGCCGCAGGCAAAGCAATACATCAGCAGCTTTCTGTCCTTTACGCTGACGGTCATGCTGGGATTCTTGTCATCGTGAACCGGGCAACAGGCAGTCCAGCTCTCTTCTCCGCGCCGTCTTACCTTGTCCAGACGGTCTAATACTTGGTCATACCAGCTCAAAATATTGCTCCCCATCTAGCCTTCTATCAATCACCTTCTTGCGTTTTGCTTTTTCTTTTTCTGTTGGAATATGGCGCTCTCCGCTGTCACCTACCATTTCCCAGCATTGTTCCCAGAACGCTCTACTGTGTACTCTTCCTTTGCTTTCGCTTGTAACATTATCCTGATGAATCAAAACCTTAGCCTGTTCAACCAGCCTTTGATGCACTTCGCTCTTATCTGGCAACGTGTAATCTGTTAGCTCTTCTTCTGCGAAACCACGATACAGACGAGACAAGTCGCCCATACGCCTCTTGATGATCTCTTTCGTTATGCTACAGCCTTTCTTGTAGTCACTCCTCAATTGCTCTAAAGCTAGATACAGAGCATCACCAATGACATCCATGTCAGCTCTCGTTAGCGTAATAGTTTCCTCTGTGGTGAGCCACTCAGTGTGAAAGGTATCAACCTCGTGACTGCACTTGTTACATCGGTGCTTCTTATAGCTCTCTTCAGTTGTTTCAACAAACATTCGTTTCTCCTTCTCATAACGCACAAAACCCGCCGTGAAGCGGGTCTTATGATCAACACATTGCCGTTTTATTTTTTAATCCATACTGGTTTTTTAACAAAGTTAGTTACACCAGTACCAACCCATACTTTTTTATGAGTTTGCTTCTTCTTTTCCCAATAAGCGCCTTTATCATCTTGTGCTGACTGCAAAAGTTCCTCGGCTGTGGCTTCTTTGCCTCTCAGAAAGAAAGTAATTTCGTAGTCATCAATCTTTTTATGTTTTAAGCAAAAAGAGATCAGCTTAATAACCTCTTCAAAATCAGATGGTCTGTATTTGAAGTGTCTATCTTGTTTCTCGCTGATTATTTCGTACTTGTACATTTGCCTTACCGCTCCTGATAATCGCTTGGAAAGTCTCGGATAAAACTTTTGATAAGACTCACGCGCCACTGCAATTGTTCACCGTCAAGCGAGCTTAAGTATTCACGATTCATCGTTTGCTTTATTAACGGAACGACATGATCGTTTTTTAAGCAATATTCAATAGCAGATTCTCGGTCAAAGTTCTGTGTCAAAGTCATTCGTTTTCTCCTCAAATAAGCAGCACCGCGCCGCTCTATGGTTCCCATTCTACTGGCATCTCACACAGAGTCAACACTTTTTCACACTTAAGGCAAAATAAGTCAAAAAGCCCGTATCGTGGGCCAAACGGTCAGATCACAAGCACGAATGTAGTCTCAGCTAGGTGAGATTGGAGTCTCTTGCTCTGACAGCAGGTGTTTTCTGGGATAACCAAACCGATGAAAAACCCAACGCACCGCCTGCTGACGCTCATTTGTCACGCCTGTGGGCGTGTCGTATGTTCTGGGACTGAATCCATTTCAACGTCTCTTTCAAAGGCTCCTTCGCCGCAACCTGACGCAAACCAGCAGGAGAGCAGTCCATAGACTCTTTGTATTTCCAGTATGCCCAACCGTGTTTATAGCCTCGTTGCTTCGCGTACCACAGCAGCGAGCTGTACCACGCTTGCTTGCCGGTTTTGCTCATCTGCTCTCTTCTAACCTGCGCTGTGGTTAGCTTTGTAGGAGCTTTATGAGCCTTCACCAGCATCTCGCCATTGTCCTTGAGTACAGGTACATCGCTAGGAAGAACGTGTCCACAAGCCTTGCAGCGCCTGCCTGTCATAGCACTACGGCATACTGGGCAAGGTCGGACTATTGGCTCCTTCTCCTCCTGCTTGGTCTGCTTCTTCTCGTCAAACCTGCGATCACCTGAGTCCAGCTCATGCGGGATGATGTCTTCTGGAAAGCAATTAAAATGCTCCAGATTGCCAGCATGATCAAGCACCGTGGCCTTCTCCTTGCCAGAATGAATCCTCCAGCACCTGCCGATCCTCTGCACCCAAGCTATGCGGCTCTTGGTCTTGTAAGCGTCGATAATGATCTCAATGCCAGTATCGTCAAAGCCTGTGTTGGTCAGCTTGCTGTTTACCAGAATCTTGTAGTCTCCGCGCTTGAAGTCCTCAAAAATGTAGTTCTGTAGCTCACGATCCATATAGCCATCAACGTGTACGGCGATCTCAGAGCCGATCTCAGCGTTAAAACGGTCAACTAGGCTCTTGCTATAGGCTATGGACGGAGCGAAGCACAGAGCGCGTCTGGTGAGCCCGTTGCTATGCTTGACGTAGTTCTGCACAATATCGCCAGCCAGCGTGTCATCATCCAGCATCTTCTGGCCCAGAGCCTTCGGATCGTAGTCACTACCGCCAGTGC